GTGCTAGACCTCCTTGTTTGGGCAGTGCTAGACCTCCTTGTTTGGGCAGTGCTAGACCTCCTTGTTTGGGCAGTGCTGAATTAATCTTTTTCCAAAGAAAAGCAAACTGTATTTTATACATTTCTTTTGCAGGTTGTCCAGCCATTTTTGTTTTTAATATTCCTTCATCTTTGAAAAATTCCTTGCATTTTCTCAGCGCTTTTTCGTTTTTAATATTTATGTCCAGCATTTGATGTTCGTGGGTAAGATAAAACCAGTCTGTGCTGCTTTCGATTATTTTTTCTTTAACAAAATATTTTACTTTATCAAGTAGGTTTGAAATGAAGACTGCATTCTCTGGTCCAAATGTTGCTAATAGTTTTTTGTTTATTATTAGAAATGAGTCACTGCTTAGCATTTCAAGGATGAGCAAATCACTTATTGGATTAGGAGTGCTTATGCCTCTTTTCATACTACCTCCAGTTTATAATGATGAATGAACAGGTACAAACGATTCAATTCTTCAACTTTCAGATCAGCTTGCTCTTTTGTGAGTGTACCACCTGGCCACCGTCCCGTGTGTTTTGAGACTGTACTTTTCCATTTGATGATATATCCCTCTTTGACTCCCCATTCTTCAGTTGGATTTTTCATCATCTCTTTTACTACAATTTCTAAAAATCGGACTCTGTTTGGATTTCCTTTGTGCATCATTCTATTTGACATGTGAGCAACCCCTTTGAATGGAACAATGATGTGCCACCAAAAACAGCGTTGGCACTGCATCAATTCCATCCAGTATTTGGATTCGTTCTGGTGCTTCTCCATTATTTCAGAACAGCAGCACGCCATCTTATCCTCCCATGATATGTTTGACTAAATAATTTGCTTCGGTTTGTTCCATTGCTGCAGGATCTCCGACGATGTTAACTCGTAAAGCGGCAATGCCAGCAAAGCGTAATTCAGCAACAAGTTTGTCGGCTTGCATTTGGGCTTGGGGATCATCATCAAAGACAACGGCTATACGTTTGAAATGAGTTGTCATGATTTGCACTTGTTGTTTTGTAAATTCAATTCCTGAAATCGCAAATGCGTTTGGTCCAAAGCGCCAGACGTCTGCTGGACCCTCAACGCAAATGCCAGCATCACCCCATGCCTCTTGTTTGCCGTATAAAATATGTTTGTGCGGAATTAGCTCTCTGTTGGCTGGGCAGGCTTTATATTTTGGCTTTGCTTTATTTGAGATACTGCGAGATTGAAAAGAGATTCTTTTCCTATCCCAAAATATAGGAATGATAATTCGATTTTTATACCAGCTCTCTCCAAGTTTTGCACACGGTCCAGTTCCGAGCAATTTCCATTCTTGTTCAAGCTTATCTGGATCGAAGAGTCTTTTGCGTAGATAATGTTTGTGCTGGCGTTGTAGAGGTCCGTGGTTGCTTGGTAAACGATGTGCCTTTATTCGGAGGACTACTTTTGCGGCCGTAACTGCTCCGGCGGCTCCTCCATACTGCCTAACCAAGCTTCCTGCTTCCTTTTGGCTAATTTTAGCCAGTCGGGATATTGTTGGAATGACCGGATGCCATCCGCAACGCCAGCACTTAAAATAATTGCGTGAAAGACTGTAGCCGAGGTGTAGGCCGATATTGCCTGTGCAGTGGGGACAAGCGGTGTTAACCCAATCCGGCCTGCAATGTTTGTTTCCTTCGGTCTGGAAGGGGATATTATGGTCTGTATATAATTGGATTATTTGCATTTGATTACCTGGTAGATAGGCAATGGAAGGGCCAGCATGAGGAGAAGGTTAGCCTGGGAAGCCCATCTTTTCCCATATCGAATTCCTCCTCATGCATTTCCTCGCCAGAGCGTCAACGAGTAAGTCCCTTCACAGGCCTTAATCGGCCTCACATATTATTATACTGAATGGGCTTTAGTTTTGTTTAGAAGCTGTTTCATTTCACGAAATCCATTCCAAATCTTTTCCCAAGTCCATCCTAACTCTCGTAGTTGTTCTTTTATTTTTCCTTTCCCGCCCCAACCTATATATTGGTGCGGTTCTTTCATTATTAACTCAAAGATTTGTTGGGTGCTGCTTGAGTTATTTATCATTTCATGAAATACCGCGGATTGATGTACATCAAAAAAGTTTTCACTATGGGTTTGTGGAATTGGTTTATTGTTTTTGCGTCGAGAGCTGAGTGCATTTTGTTTTTTGCAGAAGGTCCTTAATCTATTGGTAATGCAGGTCGTTGTCCAGGTTGTGAGTTTTGCTTTTTCTGGATTGTGAGATAAAGCGGCTTCCCAATAACACAGCACCGCTTCACCAAATAATTCATCCCATTCAATGCCGGTTGAGTTATGGAATGACCATGTAATTTTTCGGATTAAGCTAAGATGGTTATGATATGTGGATAGCGTATTTCTTTTCATCTTATTTGTCCTCCTCTATCTTTTGGACGTTGATAATGGCGCGGGCACGGCGCAGGTCGCCAACTGTAATTTGTGATTCGCTTATTTCAAAAATTGGTTGAGTGTCTCTGGCGCGGGCGTGGTGGTCGTGTAAAAGGGCAGCGAACGGTTTCAACGCATTCAACATCTCCAACGCGGCCTCAAACAACCGCCGGTCAGACTCCTTGGTGAAGCGGGCGATGCGCTCACCGTTAGGCTTATAAGACATAAATGGTCCTTCGGGCGTCAGTGTACGTTTCGGTGCGTTCTCAGTCATCTTATTTGCCCTCCTCAAGCTCTAATGCGGTTATTTCATATTGTAGCTGGTCGATGGATAGGCCGATGCCTGTAGCCATACCTTGGTGGAATAATAGACTGGCGCCGGCTGAACCTTCCTGTTCGTGAAATGTTTTTGTCACCTCTAGGTGATCCCGGAGCCTTTTGAGTGGTTCTATTCTCTCGTTGGGTTTGGAGGTCTTTCTTGGTGAGGTTTCTGTTACCGAAATAAGAAACGACTGAATCTTATTCGGATCACCTTCACGTTCGTGTGCGGACTCGGGAATCTGCAGCAGGACTTTGGTGCTGCCTACCTCCATTTTTTGCCATTTCCAGCTGTCTGGTTTATTCTGTTCCTCGTCGTGTGTCATCTCAACTCTGATTATGCAAGCTACTCCTTCGGCATTTATCATTTTGGATTGACTCCTTCTCTCATCGACTTCACCCATGCGATGTCTTTTTCTGTAGCTACTCTGATTCTGCTGACGCTAGAGCATAAACCAACGTCAATCAGGAGCAGATGCAGAGCTCTCTCTTCACTTTCTGCTTCGACTAATGTGCAGCCTATCCCCGTTTCGGCGTAGTAGGTTTTGAGTCTATTTTCTAATTTTGCATCACTCATCTTGTTTCCCTTTCTTTTTTTGTGCCAACAGGTCTGCCATTATTTCTCCAATCATGCTGGAATCGTCTGGGACTTTCCCATCAAGCACTGCAGCTAAAACAATGCGTTTTTTATCTATCATTCTGGCAATGCTCAGCTCGATTGAATTTGCTGCTAGCAAATAGTAAATGTTTATGCTCTGTGCTTCTTGGCCTATCCGGTGAATGCGGTCTTCTGCCTGATCGTGTTCGCCGGGCGTCCAACCCAACTCAAGGAATACTACGCTGTCTGCGGCAGTCAGCGTTATGCCAATACCGGCAGCTTTTAGATTTCCGACAAATAACATCGGTTGCTCGTTTTTTGGAATGTCTTCATATTCTATTTTTACGCTGGTGCCTTTGCGTTTTCGGTTAATCTCTCTCCGGCCTTGAAATTCATTGACAACTTCTTGTCTTTTTTTGGCTGAAACTGATCCATCAATTTTGACTGCAACATCACCGAATTTTTTCATCAGGTGATCGATGGTTGATTTGTGCGTGCAAAAGACCACCAGCTTTTTGCCGTTATCAAGGAAATCGCTGATCCAGTTCATAGCCTCTGCAATTTTGCCTTTGATGGTTAGCTGTTTCAGTGCCTCGATTTTTGTAAATGCTTCTGCTTTGCTGGCTTTCGCTGCCGCTTCTTTCCCAGAGACTCCCTCAACCCAACTGAGGAAATCGGCTTCTGCGATGTTATATTCTTTTCTGTTAGTTAGCTCCAAGGGGAGGACAGATCGTTGCTTAGGCGGTAGCTCCGGCATCACGTCGGCCTTCAAGCGGCGTATCATGATGGAGCCGGTTAGCAACTCGTGGAACTCTTCTGTGTTGGTTGCTCCATCGAAGTTCCAGCCATATCCGTTGTGATTTGCTCCATAGTATCTTTTTGCGCACGTCCAGAAGGAAGGCAGCACAGTTGGATCAATCATTCGGATGGCAATGTCAAGTTCTTTCGGGCGGCTTTGAATTGGTGTTCCTGAAAGCCCGATGGTGTGCGGAATTTTTGCTGCCAGCTTTTTGACAGCTTTGGTTCTGAGAGCACCATTATTTTTGATGTAATGGCACTCATCAAGAATCAGGACTTGGGCGTGCTCTCTCATCAACCGATTGCCCCAGCCAGTTTCTTTAATGGGTTTGCGTTTCATTTCCGGTTCGTACTGTTTTGTTTTTGGGTTGAATATTGCTCTGCCTGTTTTACACAATTCTGTTTTCTCTGAGAGAATATCATAGTTGACAATAAACACATTCCCGGTCAGAGGAATGGTTGTGTCTCTTCCGGATAGGATTTGTACTCGATCGTGTGCGTCAATCCAATCAGCATACTCTTGTGCCCAGTTGTATTTGATTGTTGCCGGGCAGACTATAATAACTGGGCGTTTCGTTCGGTAATGCAATTGAAGATAGCCAAGAGCCTGCATGGTTTTGCCTATTCCCATTTCATCACCGATGATTGCTCTGCCGTCTTGTTTTTCAGCGAATGCAACTCCGACCTTTTGGAATGGATATAATTCTTTTTTCAATCCTTGGCCGGCTGCTCCCACTTGGGCTGCAATTTCCTCTACACATTTGTTGCTAACAGCTTTTGTTTTTTCTAAATATTTTTTCAGATGCTCATCCAGCTCAAAGCCCCACTCTTGAAGTTTTTTGACCGAAGCAAGCGTGAGTGGTGCAGTCCAATGTCTTGGTGGTTTGCTTTGATAATGTCTGCCTGAGAGAGTTTTGACTCTGCTAAGGTCGTCAGCGTTAAATGGAAATGTGATTTTGATATATTTTTTGTTTATGAGTGTAGCTGCTCGTTTTTGTATTTCCTTGCCAGTTCCCTTCTCATTTTCGAGTCTAGGATGGTCTTCTGGCACCTCGACAATTTCGTCTGTGTCCAGCTCTTTTTTGATGGAGCTTTTGGGAACCCACGAGTCAACAATTTGCTCGCAAATAATCTTGCCGACGATTCGATCAATTTCCTCTTTTGATTTTCCTTTGATGGCCTCATCTCGCAGCCCCCAGTTGTTAACGCATACTGGCCCAATTCCTAAAAGGATGCTGCCGGGATGAGTGAGTTCTCGGCCACATTTGCAACAACTGCCGAATTTGGTTTGTGCTGCTGTGGTTCCTCTTCCATAGAGATAGACAGCACGCCGAGTTTCAATTAGTTTCTTGGCCACGAAAAAAACAGGCAGCTTGTTGCGTCTTGCTAATCCTGTGCCGATTCGATAGAGTTTTGTTTTAGGCAGCTCCGACATGGTTTTGTGCCTCCTGTTGCTTGCATAGGTTAAGAGTAAACACAGGACCTATGACAGAACGCATAGTTCCTTTTTTGCTATGGATTTGACAGATACTATCTGGGCGGATTGCTCGTTGTTGTCCATGTTGCCTGTGATGAGCTGTTTTTCTGCCCACGTTTGTGCTTCTGTTAGGCTTTCTGCGGTGATGGTAAATCTCAAGAACTTGGGATTCCGTATGCGTTTTTTTGTCTGTGTTCTGATAGTGATTCTGTAATTCATGTTCGCTCTCCTTTTTTGTTTGAACCCATTATCATCTAACCACGCAGGGGCTGACCGTGATCAGTCCCCGCGTCCTTAGACCATGAGCTGATGCTACCGCATGATTTCACCCTCCTTTCATGGGCCCCTTGACCCATTCAGAAAAATTTATTGATTCATGTTGGCAAAATATATTTTTTTCCACACCCGATACACCATGTGATGTCTTTCTTGAGAATGGTTGAACTCCGAAACTGGTGTCCACCGCACCGGCTACAGGTTGGCGCTTCCAGCGACTTCAATTTATTGTGCAGTTTTGCAACTTCGCTCTGCGTGATTTGCATTTTTCTTTTCCTCTCATTTTCTGGTTACATGAGGTCGGCAGGATTACCAGCCTCGCACTCAATATTTTCAATCTGGATTTCTGTGCCGTTTGCCATATAGAATTTCAGTGCGTGATCGAGTAGTTTGGTGAGGCCCATTTCGTCTATCTCCAAACTCATCGGTCTGAAGGATGTGAAGTGTACTTTCATTTCAACTTGGAATGGTTGCTGATTCATTTCTTCCGGCATTTTCTTTTCCTTATTTTATGTGATCGGCTTTGAGTTGTTTGTCATCTTTTGCACGCACAATTGCTTTTCTCATTTCTCGATAGACGAATCCTTCCAGCTCTGTGTAAAACTCGTTGGTGATTTGCTTCTTGGCACCGTAGGCAGAAAAGCAGCGTGCTTGCAAGAATCTTGCGATCTTGTTTTTTACAAGAATGCCTCCTTCATCGTTTGGTGCCTCTGGCGTTTCGTCTTTGGGTTTGGTAACTGATTTTCTTTTCATTCTTTGCTCTCCTTAATTCTTGAGCCAACAGGTTTGGGTTGCGAAGCATCTGCGCTGGATGCTCAAGCAGCGCATACCTGACCATGGACAGCGACCACTATGCAGTTTTTTTTCAATTTCAATTTTGAGTGGCATTTTTTCCTTTCCTCCTTGATGTTAGCAATTTTCAGCAGTGAGCCAAGGGCCGAATTTTTTAATATCTTTGTAAACGCCGCCGGTAATACTTGGTGTTTCTCTGTGAACTTCGAATCCACCTTCAATTTTGTAAAAATAAACTGTGGTTCTGTTCCATCGTCGATTATTGATTCTGTAGCTGAACAAGAGTTTCATTTGCGCACTCCTTTATATAGGGTTACAATTTTGCTCCCTTGCTGGGAGGGAGTAGGAATCAAATGCGATCGTTCTTTCCCGTGAGTCTTTCTGCAGAAAGATTTCACTTCGGATGGCGACCCTACTCATGCACCTCCCAGCAAAGGAGCAATCAAAATTTCTGATCACTCCGCCAGCCTTCCCCATTTCCACTTTTCATTTTCGACTTACAGAAGCCTGTGAATCATTCAGACCTATCGTAGCAATCCATTCAGCAAACCTGGCCCTTCATTCTTTAATCAGACCATTCTGAAATCTGCTTATTAGGATTTTGCTATTTCAATACTCGGTAGCTATAGGGGTTCATGCGAAAACTTCTGGAGGAAATTTTGAGGCTGACTGGCCCGCTTGCCTCTTGTGAAGTTTTGGGCGGGCTTGGTGGCGGCTTATTTGGCGAGGGCCAATTTGGCTTCGAAACTCTCTCCCGCAAATGTTCTTTCACGGTTTGGCTTCGAAAGCCTTAGCTTTCTCATCTGCACCAATCGATTTTCAAGGAACCGTACTTCCTGACTACACCTATATTATATCATACGATATTAAAAGAGTCAAGAGATTTTTAATGTTTTTTCAAAAAAGGTCGTTGATGTTAACTCTAATAAATTCAATGCTTTATGCAGGATTGTTAAAATTCAAAGCAAATTATTTTTGGTTGAAATGGCTTCTCCAGCCATTTTGGGTGATATAATTAAGGCATGAAAAGAAATAAGAAAACCCCTTCGAATAACGGAAACAAAGGCGGCCGTCCCTCTCCATATAATGATACCATCCCTGATAGAGCATACAAGCTCTGCCTTCTCAGACTTATTGATGATGAATTAGGAATTGCGTTCGGGGTGAGCGTGAGTACGATTAATAAATGGAAGATTGAGCATCCTGAGTTTTCGGACGCCTTAGCAAAGGGTAAGATTGATGCTGACGCTGAGGTTGCCCATTCGTTATTCCGAAGAGCTTGTGGATTCGAAATTGATGCTGTCCACGTTTCCAATCATATGGGCGATATAACGTTGACCCCAATCAAAAAATATTTCCCGCCTGATACCAAGGCGGCTGAGATATGGCTCAACAATCGGCAAAAGAAAAGATGGAAGAAAGTGCTTCGCCAAGAAATCACCGGAGCCGATGGCGGGCCGATTCGATATGTTGAAGAGATTAGAGTGACTGATGATTACACCGATGAAGAGTTAGAGTTTGCTCACCAGATAGGAATCAAAGCTATTGCAGGCAGCGACATTAAAAACAGGCTCGGTGGCGCAGGCCTCGACAACTGAGGATAAGTCTAGTCGACTTCGCCGGATCGTTTCTAATCCTCATCAAGCTCTTGCTGAGCTATGCCGACGTTCTCTCAAAAGATTCGTGCAAGAGTTCTGGGCTGAGGTTTCCAATGACGAGCTTCATTGGAATTGGCACATGACGATTATCTGCGACGAGATTGAAAAGGTCGCGTATCGAGTAGCTGCGGGTGAATCAAATGAAGAGTATGATACTCTGATTATAAATGTTCCTCCCGGCACTACCAAGTCTACTTTGTGCACGATCATGGCGCCAGTCTGGTGTCAAGTAAAATGGCCTTGGATGAAATTTATTACCTCTTCGTATTCGGCTCCATTGTCGCTCGATCATGCAACGTTTTCCAGAGATTTAATTCGTTCTGAGAAATTCAGATTGCTTTATCCTAATATATCAATCAAGCAGGATAAGGATGCCAAATCCCATTTCCAGTTAGTTTATCATACCTTCGATCCTGAGACAGAAAAGATTACGGTTAATTTAGGTGGCAGCAGAATGAGTACATCAGTCGGAGGAACGGTTACAGGATATCATGGTCATATTTTGCCTGTTGATGATCCCTTGAATCCAGAGCAAGCAGCATCCGAAGTTGAACTGCGCAAGGCTAATCGTTTCTGCGACACTACGCTATCTACCAGGCGGATTAATAAAAGTGTATCCACGACCATCCTCATCATGCAGAGGCTACATCAGGATGATCCCACTGGGCACATTTTAGCTAATCCGAAACGAAATGTCAGGCATGTTTGTCTTCCCGGAGAAATTCGTGATTTTGCAGACGAGGTCCGACCGCAGGAACTCAAAAAGTATTATATCGATGATTTGCTTGATCCAGTCAGAATGAGTTGGCAAGTTTTGGATAATCTTAAGGCTACGCTGGGGCAGTATGGTTACGCTGGGCAGATTGGGCAAAAGCCTACTCCTCCTGGTGGCGGAATGTTCAAGGTAGAACATCTTAACTATGCAACAAGACCGCCTTCCTCGTTTGATGTTGTCAGGATTGTTCGATATTGGGATAAGGCAGGGACGGCGGATGGCGGAGCATATACGGTCGGTCTTAAAATGGCTTTGCTCAAGAATGGGACTTTTATTATCCTTCATGTGAAGCGAGGGCAATGGTCAAGCGAGGTGCGTGAAGCAATTATAAAGCGTACAGCAGAGACAGATGGTCGAGATGTGTTAGTTATGATTGAGCAGGAACCTGCGAGTGGCGGGAAAGAATCAGCAGAGGGAACGATTCGGAACCTTGCTGGCTTTAGCGTCAGAAGGCATTTGCCTACGGGGAAAAAAGAGTTTCGCGCTGATCCCGCAAGCGTTCAAGTCAATGCGGGCAATATTTCACTTTTACAGGGAGACTGGAATCACGATTTGGTGGAGGAGTTACGTTTTTGCCCATTCGGAACATACTGGGATCAAATTGATGCGCTTGCAGGCGCCTTTAACGAGCTTGCTGGTAAGAAGGAAGTCAAGGTCATGAGCTGAACACAGGGAGATGCGTGATGGCTGCAGCAGGACGGCGAAATTATAAGAGGGAATTGCAGGCTTTAACAGATCTGCTCGGCGGCGTAATGGGCAGAGCAAAACTTGCTTCCGAGCTGGGAGTGTCTTATGGTGGGGCACGTGATTTGTATGAAGCTCTTGGCTATGAAAAGGAATTGACGTTTGCAAAAATGTATTCGCAGTATCAGCGGCATGACATTGCTCAAGCAATTATTGATAGACCTGTGCGGTCTACGTGGCAAGGTTCCGTTAAGTTAATGGAGTCGGATGATTCAGAAAGTACTGCACTTGAAAAAGCATGGGAGGATTTGGAAAAGGAGCATTCTCTTTGTTCAAAGTTTACTCGCTTGGATAAGCTGACGGGTATTGGGCGATATGGAGTCTTGATGCTTGGCTTGAATGATGTCACTCAGCAGGAAGATCTGTTGCAGCCTGTAAGTGGCAATAAACTAAAGCTGCTATATGTCAAGCCTTTGAGCGAGGACAGCGCCGTTATCGACCAAGTCGAGCAGAATCCAAGTGACCCGCGTTATGGTTTGCCGGTCACATATAAAGTCTCAGTGAAGGATCTTGAAACTTCTCAGGTGCTTGATTTGCAAATCCATTATTCTCGCATTCTCCATGTTGTAGACGGGATGCTGGAGTCAGAAGTATATGGAACGCCGCGCTTGCTTCCAGTCTTTAATCGGTTACAGGATATTGAAAAAATTGTCGGTGGTAGCGCAGAGATGTTCTGGCGTGGGGCTCGTCCCGGAATGCAAGGGAAAGTCGATCCTGAATTTAATATGTCAGATACGGAGGAGAAAAAGCTCAAAGGCCAGTTTGAGGAATATGAAAAGGATCTTCGGCGTATACTGATGGCGAAGGGAGTTGATTTTTCAGCTCTCGAAGTTCAAGTTGCTGACCCTGCTAGTCATTTTGATATTCAGATTCAATGCATTTCAGCGCAAACAGGAATTCCTAAACGAATATTGACAGGGACAGAGCGTGGAGAATTAGCGAGCACGCAGGATACAGAGCAATGGCATTCCTTGATTTTGGAAAGGCGTGGAGATTTTGCGGAGGCGCAGATTGTAAGGCCGTTTGTTGCCCGGATGGTTGAGCTTGGTATCCTCCCTGAGCCAAAAGAAGATTATTCAGTGCAATGGAAAGATCTGTGGGCTTTGAGTGAGAAAGAACGTGCGGCAGTTGGTGAGATTCGTGCAAAGGCGCTCAAAGCATACGGAGCTTCAGGCGTAGGCGTAGATGCTCTTCCAGTTGCTGCTGCTCCCAAATTTATTTTAGGTCTTGATGATACTGAAGCAGAGCTTATTGCAGAGATGCGCAAGGAAGCGGAAAAGGAAGAGGAAGCAGATGCATTACTTTTCGAGAAAGAGGAAGCAGCGCGAATTAAAAGGGAAGAGGTTGCACAAAAGAAAGGGGCAGCCGTAGTGCCCGGAGAAGAGAAATAATGGAATCACCAACGAATCCAAATCCGATGGTAGCAGAATTAATAGAGAAGATTCACAAATTCAATCTAAGAATATTTTGTACAGAAGAGTCAGAGGAAGGAAAACCTGAATAATGGCACGGCTAGATCATTATATCGAGACTCCGAGTGTGAGCGCAGAAATACAAGTCATCGGAATGCCACGTTTTCGCAGACGCCTTTGGCTTGCTGTACGAGTCATACGCTTTGGCTGCTGGTTGGCGCGGTCTAAATTAAGAGTCAAATGGTTGGTTCGTTGAAATTGCTGTCTGAAGAATATTTGTTGAGCACCACAGGAAAAGAGATGGGTGGTAACGAAGATCATCACACATCGATGGCAAAGCGAATAAAGGAAAGGTACGATGGCGATAGGTCTGGAATTAGCAAGCTGTAGCTTCTGTGGAAAGGGAGCGACTCCTCACCCACCAGTTCTCGTTTTAGCAATTGAATGGTCAAGCGAGAATTGGACTGCGGCTGATATTGTCATTCCTGATTGTTTTGCTTGTCATGATTGTATTACTGCTATGCGTAAGAGTCTCGATAGTGCGCTTGTCGTGGATTCAGAAGGTATATGGTTTAAGGCTGGCGGGAAATCACTTTGACAACTACTTGTAAACAACTTGGATTGCACGCATACGCAAGTGACCCGACGCACACCTTGAGTCTGCGGAATGCCTTTGCACGTCAAATGGGCAAACGATTTAATCAATTACAGAAAGACGTTAAAGCTGCTATAATTGATGATGATTGTTTTGGTCTGAATGATGGGACAGGCTTACGTCGTCTAAAGTTTAATATTGGGCACGGGCCCGGTTATCGTGCATTCGCCTTCCCGACATCTCAAGCCAAGGCCGATGCTTTCATGAAATGGTTCAAAAAGCAAGCTGACGCAGGTATTCTAGAAGTCTCGCAAGTGTCACAATTAGGTGGGGCTCTTGATAAGGGATGGACGGACACTTATGTGAAGCAATCTTATGAACGCGGCGTTATGCGTGGGCGCAAAGAGATGCTTGATGCTGGTTACGATGTGCCGCCCTTGGGAGCTTCTGGTGGTATATGGGGTGCATTCAATACTCCAATGCATCTTGATCGCGTTGGCATTCTTTATTCTCGCACATTCACAGGATTAAAGGGCATCACTGCTGCTATGGATGCCCAAGTCAGCCAGGTTTTGTCTATGGGCCTTGTAGACGGCCTTGGAACTCGTGAACTCAGTCGGCAGCTTTACAGAACAATAGGCAGCGGGTTGGGGATAACAGATAAGATTGGACGCTTCATTCCGGCTAAACGTAGAGCAAAGATGTTAGCACGGACAGAAGTTATTCGTGCCCATCATCAAGCCACAATTCAGGAATATGAAAATTGGCGCGTCGAGGGTGTATATGTTAAGGCGGAATTGGTGACCGGCGCAGATCCTTGTCCTGAGTGTTCGGCTTTGGAAGGTATCCCATTTAAGCTGGAAGAGATTCGCAATATGATCCCCGTTCATCCAAGTTGTAAGTGCTGCACTATTCCAATTGATATGACGAAAACGACAAAAGGAAAAAAAGCAGTAGCGCCAAAAGAAGAGATTATGCAACCATTTTCAAAAGTTACTGCAAAGCAGGTTAATGATTGGGAAGCAAACGATCAAAGTTTTGCGAAGTTTTTAGGCGCAAAGCGCGTCGGGATGGATGATACCCCGGCTGCTCTAAAAAAAATGGCGGCTAGTCGACTTGATGCACGGATAGCTGCATCACCAAAGGCTGATAAAGAAGCATTTGAATATTTCGTACAAAGATTTGGACTTGAGCCATATAAAGATTCATATTCAGCACGGTTGATTAATAGTTGGGCGGGCACTAGTGCTGATTCAAGTAAGTTGGCATTATATTTACAACGTGCTGCGGCGGAAGAATTTGGATTGTCTAAAGCAAGCATTCGGCATTTCAGTGAAGATGCCATAAAGGAACTGGAGCATTTTCTTGCTTCAATGCCGCAGAAAGAAAAAGTTATGAAGGGTGCTAGAGTCTGGTTGCGTAAGATGTATAATGAAACTCAATTTCAATTAAAATCTGCTGGCATTGATAATATTGCTGGGTTTAGGGGAGCATCATTTAGTAAAAGTGAGATGACCTCTAAAATGAAAAGTGCGTTGGCGAAAAGAAAAGTAAAATTGAAAAAAGCGATAAAGGTTGAGAAAGCAAAAGTTGATGAACTTCTTAAGTCTAAATACGTAAAGCAGGGAGTTTTTGATTCTCCATTAGAGCGAGAGCGTGCTATGGCTTGGAAGGTGGAGTTAGACTCTGCAAAAGCTAAAGCAACCCGAACCCATAATCAACTTAAAAATTTTGATAAAGGTTCGGCGTCGGCAGCTATCGAAGAGGAAATGGCTCTTCAACCTTTATCTTCATTTTCAACAAGTCTGGATACGGCGAATGGTTTTGCGGGGAATGCTGAGGATGCACTTAGTGAGTTATTTAGTCAGGAAGTAGTCAGTAGTGAAATATTTAGTAGTATTTCTGTTTCTAATATTCCACGTGAACGTATTTTATCAATGCCATCTTCTGGGTTTGGATGTTTATCAGAAACAGAAGTAGTTGTTTTAGGTGGAGTTGATGACGTTAGTTTCGCATTTACAGCAGGCAATCATGAAGTTACTATACTTGAACAATGGATAGATGCGTTTTTGGAGACTCTAGGATGATTTTTCCTGACGCTGCATTAATAAATGCCGATTGGACGAAGCAGGCGTGGGATCTTCCTCCGTATAAATCAGATGCTTTCATTAGTTTGATTTCGGATATGAAGGCATTTAGAAAGTTGCCGGTATATGCATTTGCTGTGGAAAATGGATTGATTAAAGATGATGAATGGGTAGGACGGGAGGCAACATGAAAAATTACGGAAGTCTGATAATTCAAGCCAGTGATTATACAATTCGGGAAGAGACTCTGCAGGGGCGCCCTCAGCTTGTAGTCCCTGTTATCATGATGGTTGAGGGAGTACATAATGGGTCTGCTGGAGCACTCTTCCATTCGTCATATGAATTGTCTCGCTGCATTCCTTCTTGGGATGGTATTCCTATTTCTATCCAGCATCCACAAGCGGATGGAGAATTTGTTTCGTGTAATTCCCCTGGCGTGATTGATGCGCAAGTGGTGGGGAAAGTTTTTTCCACTTCATTTATTTCTAATCAGCTTCGAGCAGAGGCTTGGTTAGATAGAGAAAGGCTTAGAGAGATTTCACCAGAGATGCTGGATAGCATTCTCCAAATTCGCCCAATAGAAGTGAGTGTTGGGGTTTTCACTGATGATGAAGTTGCGGTGGGTCGGTGGAATGGAGAGTCATATACAGCTATTGCTCGTAATCATAATCCTGATCATTTGGCGCTGTTAATAGGCAGCGTTGGCGCTTGCAGTATTAAAGATGGATGTGGAATCAGAGCTAATGAAAGGGAGGGAGGTGAAGAAGATATGAAAAGAGGGAAGCAATCCGAGCCCAATGCCGTATCTGCAAAATATCTAGAGGTCGTTGGATATCATCCGCTAGTTGTTTGCGAAGAAGGGTATCGGGATAGGATTGCAAAAATTCAGACTAAGTTGGACAATATGGATGATGATCTCAAGGTGCATTTCTTGACGGAAGTGTATGATGGTCATTTTATCTATGCGGTTCATCCGAAATCTGGAAGTGGTGGGGACGGTTCTTATTATCGTCGCCAGTATCAGCTCAATGCTGATGGCTCGATCGAGTTTCTTGGAGAGTCAACGGCGGTCGTAAAGAAAGTTGAGTATGTTGTGCAAACTGCCGACGAAGGAAAATCAGAAACAGAAGGAGGTGGAAAAACAATGGGAGAAAATGTAAAAAAGGACGAGGTGAAATGCAAGGGGTGCCCTGATGTTGTGAAGGCGCTTATTGCGCATCCGCTGACTGCGTATGTAGCGGAGGACGCTGAAGTCTTGCTTGCCCTAGGTGAGGATCTTGGCAAAGACTTTCTGACCAAGATGGTTCCGCAGGGTAGCAAAGAAGTAGTGACCGAGGAAAATTCACCGGCAAAGGCTATCACGCAGGCAATCGAAGTTCTGAAAGAGAGCTTCAAAGACTCGGATACGTTTCTGGATCTCTTGCCTCCCGCGCAGCGTGAGGTTATGGAATCCGGTATGAGGCTACACAAGGAGCGCCGAGTGCATCTGATTGCTCATATCGCGGCGTATCAGAAGGATGATGCGTTCAAGGCTGAGGAGCTGGATAAGATGGGCGTGCCTGAGCTTGAGCAGGTTGCGAAAGCAATCGGTATGCCGGTGAATTACTCGATACAGCCGGCTGGCGGAGAAGGAGCAATTCCTTCTAGTGTTCCTGAAGGGCGTGCACCGGCGCATTTGATCAAAGCGCATGAGGCAGAAGAGGCACGAGCGAAGGAAAATTTACGGAAAGAGGGAGGTGAAAAGTAAGTGGCTAAACACACAATCATTCTGAAAAGTTTCGTGGATAACTACGAAGAGCAGCTTGCGAATGCAGCGGTTGTTCCTGGTATGCTCATCGAGCGTATGTCCACGGGCAAAGTTCGGGCGCATGCAACGGCTGATGGTGCGGCTCATTCGATGTTTGCAGTAGAGGATGAACTGCGTGGTCGTGAAATCGACATTGCGTATGCTGCCGATTCTCCGGTGCATTTTAAGCACTGCATCTCTGGTGAGGTTGTTTATGCAATTCTCGCCAATGATGAGAGCGTTGCTATTGGGGACAAGCTCGTTTCAAATGGGGCTGGCTTCCTGAAGAAACGTGAGGGAGCTTCGGACGCAGAAGTTCCGGGATCTATTCAGGCAACTGCCCTTGAGACTCTGGATCTTTCGGATGATAGTTCAGCCGAATCGTCTGGGCCTGTGATGGGCAAAAATCGACATCTCGAAGTTGAGATATTTTAATTGAGGAGGAGGTGAAAAAGAAATGGAAAACACAGCTACGATGGATTTTCTTGGCGCTGGTGGAGCGGCGTTCGGAGATGTAGCAAAAAGGATGGCAGCTAACGGAGTCATCGATCCTGGGGTTATGAGACCTTGGGTTGACGAGAAAACCGGCATAACTTACTGTGATGTTTACATCGGTGGTCCTCTGCATGAGGATAAAAGTTATGTGGTTCAGCAAATCGGCACAAACGGCGTTCTCCGCCGTGAAGAGTGGATGAAGCTGGACGAAGCTGTTCTGAAGCTTTCCCAAACGCGCTTGGGTGGAGTGCAGGATCTCATCTCAAGAGGCCTGACAGTTCCGCTTGGCAATGCTATGGGCACGACAGTCTATGAGTATGAAGATTTGTCCGATGCCTTCGAGGCAGTGCTCAGCATGGATGGGATCGACAGAGGCAAGGGCGATAGGCAGGTTTATGGATCAAACTATATTCCGCTGCCCATCATTCATGTCGATTACGAAATCAAAATGCGTGTGCTGGCGGCAAGTCGAAACAAGGGACAGCCTCTTGATGTAACTTCGGCTGAGGCGGCCACTCGCAAGGTTCTGCAGAAGCGTGAAGATATGCTGTTCACTGATGAGACATATGCATTTGGTGGCGGTACCATCTTCAGCTACGTCAACCATACCAACCGGAGCCAGGTCCTCATGACTGAGAGATGGGACGCGTCTGGCAAAACCGGCAAAGAGATCGTTGACGAAGTTTTGTCGCTGAAAGCAACCAGCATCGGCAAAATGCATTATGGTCCTTGGGTGCTGTATATTCCCACGGATTATGAAACAAAAATGGACGAGGATTATTCCGCAGCGAAAGGTACAAACACCATTCGTGAAAGAATTCTCAAGATCGAAGGCATCGAAGAGGTCAAGGTCATCGACACTCTTGCGGACGATCAGGTTCTGCTCGTTCAGATGACAAGCGATGTAGTGCGGCTCATCACTGGACTCCCCGTACAGAGTGTTCAGTGGGGCGCTGAAGGCAACTTCATCACTAAGCATAAGATCTTGACGATTCAGGTTCCTCAAATTCGTGCAGATCAGGACGGGAACTCCGGAGTCGTTCACCTGGCGCCTGCTGCGTAAGTAAGATAATTTGTGGCTAATCAAGCTGCATACAAAGGAGCTGACTAATGCAACGAAAGACAGCAAAGAAAAGGACACCCAAGGAAAAGGCACCCAAGGAAAAGGCACCCAAGGAAAAGGCAGAGGAGGGTCTTGACATCGATATGC